AGGATCTTCTGCTATATTAATAGCAGTTCTTCCAGACAAACTTGCTCTTGGTGATTGGGCAAAAATAACTTTATAAATAGAGTTTGCAGTCAAAGCCGCATTATAACTTGGATCAGCTAGATCATAACTTACGTTTGCTATAGAATATGTATTACCTGAAATAATAGAAATATTATCGCCTTTTTCGATTAAAGGCTCACTATAATGTTGTACTTCTGTTCTAATTTTTTGAGCCGATACTGCTGCCCCTAAAGTTCTAAAAGCATCTAAGTTTACGGTTACATAACTAGTATTGGGTATATGAGTAAAAGAACTATCTTCAATGCCATCAATAAAAACTTTAATAAAATTAGAACTTAAAGGAGTTATCCCTAATGGTTGATTAAAAGCAGCTGAACTTATAGTCGAAATAGAATTTTCTTTAACTATTTTTCTACTATTTCCTCTTATATAAACAGAATTATTAGCTGTTAAATTTAAATCGACTAATTGTGATATCCCCACAAAAAATGGTGGATCAGGTAATTTATCTAATAAAGATCCTCCATCACTTGTATCATTGCGTATCTCAATAAAATTAGAAGCGGTGTTATAATTAACTATTTGAGAAGTATACTGTGAGACTCTCGGTCTAAATCCCGAAAAATTCTCAACAAAAGAATCAGATAGCTTTTCATTAACAGGAAAAGCTAAATAGTCTTCTCCTCTTAATCTATTAGGATACAGATTAGTATCGTTAACCTCTAGTACGTGTTTATAAAAATTTTCATCAAAGCAATTATCTAAGGAACTAATAGAAAACCTGATATTATCATTTACTATACTAAAAGAATCGCAAAGTAATCTAATATCACCGATAGTTGTTTTAAAACCGTTTTTACCAAATAATACAGCTGTTTCTGTATTCGAAAAAGGCTCAATATTTGCTACTGTAAAATTTAAAACAGTCATTAGTTTATTCTCTCAATCTCAGAAAAACCATCAGGTCTAGCTAGCTGATATTCAGTAGCTATTTGAATAGGATAATCGGTAAGGTCTGTGCCTTGTGATACTTGAAGGTCGTATCTAACAGATCCGTCTTGATCTCTTCTAACTACTAAATCTAAGTCTAAATCTGGTGTAGGAGGAGGTTTGCCAGGACTAAATGTTTGTTTGTATGCAACAGGAGTATATGCTATAGTAGATTCTGAATCAATATAAACATTTGAAATATACTCAACTGCATCTATTTTTACAGTTTCTTCACCATCTCTTTTAACTTGTACTATTTTAAAAAGCTTATCATTAGTTCCTCTATAAAAATTAGTAGGATCAGTTTCTCCTAAGGTCCATATATCCCCTCTAACAGGTTTATTAGTATTATCAAAACCAGAAAAGTTTTCAAAAGTTTTTGAAGAAGGATTAAATTTCTTAATAACAGTAAAATCAACAAAATCTAGTCCACTGCTGACATTTTGATTTACAGATTCTGTTGATTGATAGCTTTGACCATTAGAATATGTACCTTTATGAATATTTTTAATATAGGTTGTTGTGCCTGACTGAAAATTAGTGTTTGATAATATGTATAGATCAGTCTTATCTGTTTCAAACTTAGTGACTCTTAAAGCAAGAGGCAAAGTATTAGCAGTTATTATATTATTTGTTATCGCAGGACTGGTAAAATGTTCAATATATACATTAGAAGTTGATAAAGAACTATTAGATCTTACTTTGCCTCCATAACCCCAAGAAAGTCCTTGAGTTTGTTGTTGAACAGCTATTACGTCTCCAGGTATTAAATCTAATGCAGTAATATCTGTACCAAAAGCAATCGATCTCCTTAGATATTTGTTTGCAGCAAGAAGATATTGAGCATATCTAATAGCCTGACTTCTTCTAGTAACTCCGTGTAAGTCTATAGAAGTAATATTCTCAACCATGTTTCGCTCTCTTAAAGCTTTATCATCATCTAGTTGAAAACTTTCTCTTTTATAATGATTAGAGGGATTAACAAAAGTTACCTCTACTCCCGTTAATTGAGCACTTTCTGTTGTTCCAGAAATAGTAAAACTATCTTTTAATATATTCGTTTCATTAAAAACAACAGAAGGAATATCTCCAGGTTTGTCAATATTAAGAGATAATCCTCTAGGTGTGTAAACTAGTGTAGCTCTAATTGTTCCACAAATTTTTTCTAGTAGCTCAAATCCTTGACTTCTATCAGCAATAATACCGTCATAAATAAATCTTCTTTCTATTACCGGTGTACCTTCTGCAAGTCCTTGTAATGTTTGTCGAGGATCTATAAAATAGGTTCTAGGTTTATATCTATAACTTCCATCTGCTCTGCCAGCTACACCTAAAAATTTTCCTGTTACTGGATCACAGGCGTCACAATACTGAGCAATTTCATAAAATTTATATTTATCAATGTTTTCTTCGTTTATACCTAACCCATAAGAATCATTAGTTAATATATCATAAATAATCCAAGCAGGGTTTTGAGTCCAAGAATATACAAATGTACCGTCCCAAATACCTCTATATATAACAGGATCAGTATATTTTACAGTGTTTCCTGTACTGGTTTGTCTATATCCTACATAACTAGAAGAGTAAATACCGGTGCTCGGAAGCTCAAGCTCTCTCCAATCAATTTCTCCATCTGATAAAGTAGGTTGATCATAATTAGAAGGTACTTTTACTAGTAACCCTTTAATAACAGAAGTAAATCTAGGAATTTGCCCTGTATAATCATTATGAGCTTCTAAAGAATATCCTACTAAAGCTGTTCTGGGATAAGCAACAGGATCATTTTCTATCTCAGTCCATCCAAGAACTGCTATATTTTCTTGAACTCGACTACTGTCTGTATCGTTACTAGTTTTCTCAATAGTAAATTTATAACCATTAGAATCATACTCTTTTATTACTACATCTACATCTAATTTATAAGCAACATTAGTTTTTCCAGAGACTCTATAAGGTACAGGTTCTGTAGCTAGAGTTGCTCCATCACTTTTAAAAACAGTAATTTTAAATGCTACACTATGATCAAGAATATCTCCATCATCATTCATTTTTTGTAGTGAGTTAAGTAAAAACTTAAAACGTAAAGTATCCCAAGCAAAAGCTGAAGTAGGTTGAAGATCTATTTTTGTAGCAGGTATACCACTTAAGTTTCCTTTTTTAAGTATAACTGCAGTGCCAAACTGTTGTACTTGAGAAGTTTCTTCACCAAATAAAGGCAAAGCAGATTGATTGACTGTACCATTTCTACTGACATAAATAAACCTTTCAGTATTCATAGTTCCATCATCATAGTTAATAAATGAGTCAGGAGAAGATTCGTTTATTTCTATATCAAAAATACCATGAGGATTAATTTTATAAACAGGTCCTTCACTAACTCCTGTAGTAAGAAGCATTAAATCTTGAGAAAAAAGATTATTATCAGCCTCAAAATTACCTCCTGAACCTCCTTTTCCTCCTTTGTGTCCGCTTACCTCAAATACTTTCATTCTTATCCCCACAATCCAGGAAATAGATTACCAAAAGTTCTTTTCATTATATAATCAGTTGTTCTTTCAGGACCTTTATCCAAAGTTCTAATTTCTCCACTTAATAGATGTCCTGCTACTCTATGTCTACCATATACTATAGGTATAGGAGTACCTGATGCTAAACTATGCTGTAAAGGTCCAAAAGAATCATTTGCTCTTGCAGCTTTGTCTCCGTTACTATCTGGTTTTGGGGGTTTCATAATTTCTTGCATTACAGCACCGACCATCATACCTACTCCAGCTCCTATTAACATGGTACCAACAGTAGTAGATATACCACCTGCTGCAACCGCTGTACCAGATACTGCTACCCCGTCTACTATTGCTGCCCCTAAGCCTGGAGCATAAATTGCTACAGCTATAAGTGCTGCTCCAATAAGAAAAGTCTCAAGACTGCTTTTACTACCTGCAATTATAGGAAGTAAACATAGTTTAGCGCTTTTAATCTTTTTAGAAAAATAGTCTTGAAAGGTTAATATTTTATTATTAACTAAATCAACTATACTAAAATTATCATTAACTTGTTTATTTCTAATTTGATTAATAATAACTTTTAAATTAGGAAAAGTGGCTTCAAGAGCAGAAATTAGTTGGGAATAGGTAGAGACATCAAAAGTCACCTCTCTAACTTCGTTAGTATATTTTAATAAACTTTTATGAAAACGTAATTCTACTTTCATGATAACATTTCTTCCTGTAATTTTTTAAATCTTGTACTTTGAATATCTTTATCATACCAATAAACAAAAACATCATCCTCCCAGCCTACTAAATAAGTATATTCTTCGTCTGCAATCTTTTTTCCATCTAAGATTGAAGGAGTCGGAGCTTCATCAGGATGTGAATGAAAAAATCCCCAACAATTATCTTCATATTCTAATAAAGCTAGAGGATCTAATATAAAACTATTTATAGGGTCTTTACTCATATTCTTACAAGGAATATATTTAAAATCTCTTGTAATAATACCACATGCTTCGTTTGGATACTCTTTTAAAGAGTGTTTTTTAAACTCTTCTTTTAAAAATCGAAGTTTTTCCATCTATATACCCCCATTGTATATCTTTTGTACCATTTTCCATATGGAGAAATCCAAGAAGTATGATCTACCATAGTTTGTAACATTTTATTATTACCAATATACAAAGCACAATGATTTGCTATATTTGAACTTCCTATATTCATTAATATTATATCAAAAGGTTGTAAAATGTCAACCTCTATGAAATTATTTTTTTCATTTTGAAAGAAATTTTCCATAACTCTTTCATGAGTTTTATTATACCAAGTTTCTTCTACTATATCACAGTGATCCCATGTATGTGTATTAAAATCTTCACCTGTTTGATCATAAATTACTTTAGCACACAAATTACCACAGTCTATACCTGATTTTAAATCGTTTCCTAAATGTCTATAAGGTATTCCTAAATAATTAATAATCCATTCAGGCATGGTGCTTATAGCTTTTTCATATTTATTGCGGTAAATTTCTTCCTGTTGCAATGAATCCCCCAAAATGAATTTGATTATTTCTTAACTTACATGCTTCATAGTTTTTAGCACAAACATCTTGTGAAGCGTCTGCTACTGTAGCATTATTAACACTAAAAAACCCGTTAGCTGATTTAGTTTTTCCAGTAGGATATCCAGATATACTACCCGTACCATCGATTGGATACTGGCACTCTTCTCCTTTATAAACCCATTGACAACTATTCTTGTAAAAGCGTCTTTTAGGTAGTACAAACTTAAAATACTCTAACCAGTTACTAAGACTAAAAGCTCCTACCTGTCTATTTAATCCTGCTAAACTTTCTATTTTAAAAATATCTTCTACATAAGAATGGGGATCTCTATTTGGATTTACTATATAAATTTTATCTCCTATAATAGTATCAATAGAATCCTCTAGTTGTAAAAAGTTTCCTCTAACTTCTCTGACAATAGAGTGTTTTGTACTACTTCCGGCTACTATCACATTATCTCCAACTCTATATGGTAACGAAGAATAAACTTCTACTACGTTTGCTCTAGTCTCTCTAACCGTACTATATTCTGGCCAATAATCTAAACAAGCAGAAAAAGTAGTTTTTACTTCTACTATTGCTCCTAATAAATCTCGTGAATCTTGTTTTAGTTGTTGCCAAGTGCCGTTAACAGCTAATGTTTGCTCATATGTAAAGGCTGAATTAGATTTTCCTGCATAAACACTGTTTAATACGTCTTCATCATAGTCTGCATGAGTTGGGTCTGTTCTAGGATCAATATTAGACACTACCTGACCTCCAACAGTAGCAAATACTGAATTAGCGGTGTTGTTACCTGAAATAAATGGATTTTCTACTACAGATGCGATTAAATTGTCAAAGTTAGAAATTTCAAGAGTAGTCTGATTAACTCTACCGTCTGATGATACATCTACCCCACCGAACTGAATTGGATAAACTAAATATTCTACACCATCGTGATGGGCTCGATAGTCAATGTCAGATAAAAAATCTCCTTGAATAGAGGCAAAATGGTAAGGAAAGTCTACAGGCCACGCTAATCCTTCTCCGCCATTAGAAGGGTTTCCATATTGATTTGGCGGATAAAACTCTCCAGGATAATAAACAGAGATTAATCTAACTAAAGGAGATTGTTCTGTGGCATTTTTAAAAGAAGCAAACCCTGTCTCTGCAATAGAATCGACAGTTCTAGAATAAGAGCTTGAAGTTGAAGAATATGCGGGCTGAGTAAAAACAAGATCACCAAAAGATAAATTAGTATTACCATTTCCCAAAATTACAGATTGTATACTAACCGATTCTGATTCTGTAAAAGTGTGTAAAGTGTTAGCTACTTTTACTTTGATTTTACTATTAGATCTATCAACATCAACTATTCTTCCTTCTGTAGAAGAAGTACTACCTACAACTACATTACCAGAAAAATAGTTATCTAGGTTTCCTCCAGATAAGGTTAATGTATAATCATAAACTCGAGTAGACATTAATCAAATACCTCAACTAAGTTAAAACTAACTGTATAAAAATTATCGATAGGATTAGTTCCTGCTGATAGTACTTGCTCAATTTGTAAGTTTCCGTCAAATCTAACTGTGACAGTTCCAGGTTCGTTAATATGTGTTAGTTCGAATAAAAATGCTTGAAAACCTCCAGATCTTGCTCTGTAAAACTCTTCAATAGCAGATTTTACAATTCCCGTAATATTTGTATAGCTAATAGAGTAGTTTCTTTTAGGACGTCGACTTACTAAACGCCTTTTTTCATACCCAGCTTGAGACTCAGCAATACTATAATTGTAGTTTTCTTCATAGGAAATACCTGATCTATCTGGTTTTCTATCTGCCATAGATTCTAATCTAGAAATTGAAGTTTCTTTATTAAAAGTAGTAATAGATAGGGTATCTATACCTCCAGAGGGATCTGCAGCAGTATTAGAGTAAGGAATAGTTCCTGCAGCATCAGATCCTATAGTTACTCCTTGAGTACCTAAAGTAGAAGAAGGAAAAGTAAACTCACTTGTATTTTGAGTAACACCTCCGATGCTAATTATTATATCGTCTTTTACATCTATCTTACTATTTCTAGGAAGTGCAAAATTTAGTTGACTTCCGTTTATAGCATAACTATTAGAACCAACACTAACATTAGATCCTGAATATGTAATAGATTTAACGTCTGGAAAACTTCTTAAAATTTCCATAGAAGGAGGTATTCTAATTACTCTTAGCTCTACATCTAAGCCTGCACTAGGTGGTTCATCAAAGTTAATTGTATTTCTTAATGAAGCACTTAAAGCGTTTATATTACTTAAAGTATAAGCATTAGTAGATTGAACTACGCCATCGATAATAGCAATAACTTCACCAACTTTTTCTGCCGGCTCAGACAAGTTAAAACTAGTTTGAGAACCAGTAGCTGTGTAGTTAATTCTAGAAAGTGCAGGGATTAATATAGGATTAAAATTTGCATCATTAGGATATCTTGCTATTGCCATAATTAACCTCTCATTGCTCTTCTTACTTTACCATTATTCTGAATATCTTTAACAACTAAATCAATAATCATTTGACCTGTATCGTTTCTTACTTTAGTAGTCTCTACTTGTTGAGGTGTACCATTATTTTGAACATTTACAACAACATTATTACCAGAATTCATTTTACCTGTTGCATTAAGCTGATTTAAAGCAGAACCTCCAATCGCTTTTGCAGCAGGTTTTCTTATAACAAACTCCCCAGGCTCTAGTAAAGCAGGCACTCTATCTCTTCTAGCAACAGAACCTCCCCCAGCAAACTGCTGAATTGTATTATTTAAAGGAACTTTTCCACCAATATTGGCACCAAATGAAGCTATAGCTTTTTTAACCGCAATTTCAAGGAACATTTGTACAAAAGTAGCTATCATTGCTGTTTTAAAATCACCTGTTGCAGCTAAAACAGTCCCAAATGTTGCTATTGTAGCACTAGATATTTTATCTAAAAATCCAGTAGTTTGCTCTTGTGTACCTTGTAATAAATCGGCTGTCTTTTTCTTTTCAGCATCTACATCAAATCCTTTATCAGACCCAACATATGCTCCTTGTCTTAAAGCAATAGGATCAGTACTAACACTTGCACCTGCGTTTGCACTTGTTGTTAATCTAGCTGAAGCATCAGCAGATCTATTAGTGACTAGGCCTACTAAATAATCTTTGGATTTATCAATAAGATCTCCTGCCAACTCTTTGATAGGGTCTGTAATAAGCTTATCAATAAATACTTGTTGAATGTCTAAAAGAAGATTATTAAATAAGTCTTTAACACCATCTCTGAAACCTTTCATAGTAAGAGTTCCCTCGTTAATCGATTTAAAAAACTCATTTACAGAGTTACCTAGAGTACCTCCAATTTTAGATTTTAAACCTTCAGCTATATTAGTAATCAAATCAAATTCTTTTTTAAGTTGTTTTACCTTTTCTTCGTGATTTAGTAGTTCTAAAGCAGCTTCATTATTTAAGTTCTTAATAATATTATCATACAGTTCTTTTTCAATCTCTTTTTCTTTTGCTATGTTAATTAATTTTCCTGCTATTAACTTATTAGTATCTTCAATTTCTTGAATTGTTGCTTGATTTTTTTCAGTTCTTAACTGGTTTTGTAATGTTCTTTCTTTTTCTATTAAAGCAGTAACTTCGTCAAATAGTTTTATTCTACTATCAATTTCACTTTTTTGTATGCTTGTTTGTTTTTTAGAGTTTTCAGCCTGTAAGCGAGCTACTTCGCTTATTCCAGCTTTGGCATCTTTAATATAATTATCTATACTACTTCCACCAATATCAAGATCAATTTTACCTAGATCAGGTAATTCAACCTGCGTAGCTAGACCAATAGCTTTTAACAGTCCGTTAATTATATCAATCTCAAGTTCACCTAACTTTTTTCTACTGTCTATATAACTCTTTGCTAATTCTATTTCACCTTTCAAAAGTTCATAGTTTGCTTCTACTATTTTAAGATCTGCTAATCTATTCTCTTTATCTGCCTCAATCTTAGCTAAATTAATTTTTTCTTGCTCTGCTAACTGCTTCAGTTGTAGTTCAAGACCTGCTTTTTCGTTTACTCTTTTTCTATCTTCTAATTTTTGCAAAGGAATAATAATCTTATTATATTCATAACTATTTTGTTTTTCTAGTTGTGCTATTTTTTCATTATTTATCGTTTGCTCTTGTTCCAATAGTTTTTTTCTATTATCAAGTTCTCTAATTTTTATATTATAGTCAAATTCTGCTAACTCTTTTTTTCTAGTAATTTCGTTTAGTGCATTTTGATTTTCTACTTCTAATAGTTTCATTCTAGCGGCTAATCGTTTTTTTGATGACGAAGTAGCTGTTTCTTCAACTGCAATTCTGGCTGCAAGTAGCGCTTTTTGATCTGCAAACTCAGAATCAAGTTGTCTTCCTTCTAACTGAGTTCTACTAAGTTTACTGGTTAAAGAAGCTCTTTCTTGCTCAATCTGTAACAACTCTTTACTTGTTCTAAGTTCTTTTATTAAGGCAGCGTCTCTAGTTTTCTGTAGGTCTAACCTAATTTTTTCTAAGTCAACCTCTTTTTGTATAATATTAAGACCTTCTTTTGCTAGTTTATTAAGCATTATAAGTTCATTTACTTTAAGTAACTCACCTTGAGCTGTTAAAGCAGCAAGTTGCTGTCGTAAAAGTCTTTCTCTTTTTTCTTCTGTTACCTTTATTTTTTCTAACTTTGCAGGTAATGCAATAATAATCCCTGCTTGCGCTTTTAAACCAGCGAGACCTGCTTGGTAAATATTAACCATATCACCGTTTAGATTTTTGCCTTTTTGTTGTTCTGTGTTTAACTTTTTAAATTCATTAATAGTGTGTTGTAAATATTTAACACGATTTGCTTGTTGTTCAGCAGCATTTTTAGCTAACGTGCCGTCAATTCCTAAAACCCCTGCAGAAATAGCAGTATCTACTGCTCTAATTTCTTTCGAAAAAGTGTCTCTAAAGGTTTTAAGATTTTTTTCTGCTGCTAAAAGTCTCTCTGTTGAAGCACTTTGAGCTTCAATTTCACCTGTTTGTGCGCTAATTGCCGCTGCTAAAGCCTTATTTGATTTACCCGAAGCATCAAAAGCCCCTTCTAATTCTGTCAGAATATTTCTAAAACCTACAAGAGTTGTAGAAGCTTTTTCAGCAGTAATTGTTCCTGCATTAAAAGCGTCTTGATATGTTTTTCTTAAATTTTCAGTTTTAACAGCAGAGTCAAGTATAACGTCTCCAAATTCAGTTAAAACTGCTACTCCTTTATTATTTATTGTTCCAATAGTTTGACCAAAATATTCAATCTCGTTATTAACTATCTTTAAACCTGTCCTCATATCTGTTAGTCTGATAATAGCTCCAGCAAAAGCTTTTTCTGATAACCCTGTTGCCTCAGCACCTCTAGCTATTTGATAGTTGAAAGAACTTAGGCCACTTTCTACAATTTTTAAAGCATCTTTCATCGCGTTATAAGCTATAGTTTGTTTTGCTATATCTCCCGTACCTGCGTTCATCTCAACTCTAAGCAGTTCCATCTTCCTTTGTAGCATTTTAATTTGTTCTGCATCAGTTGCATCTCTTAATTTATTAAATGCATGTACCTGAAAACCGCTTCTTACTATTACTTTTTCCATAACTTTAGATGTTTCATCTAAAGCTTTATTAACAAATCTAATATAATCAGACGCTTCTTTTATTCCTGCTAACTCTAACATACTTTGAGAAACTTCCGTCACTGAAGAAACTAATCCTTTAAAACCTTTATTTATCATTTCTTGTTCTTTACCTAGTTTTCCAAACCAGTTAACTACTGCTCCAATAGCATCAATCCCAAAAAACTGTAAAATAGTTTGTACACTAGTAACCGCAAAAAATAAAAGATTTAACTTAGCTAATACAAAGCTTATAGCGGTGCCTAGACCCGTAATTGCCACAGATAGTATTCTACTTCCTCCAGCTAAAACTCTAGAAGCTACCCCAGCCTGTTGTTCTGCAGCAGTTAATTCTCTAATAGCAGCAGTTAATGCTCTAGTTCTTCCTCTAGATTTATCTAAAGCTGCATTTTTCTGTTCTAAAGTTCTATTACTAACTCTTACTGCTGCTTGAAATGTTCTTTCTTCCGCTATTTGAGCTTTTAAA